CAATCGTTAATGTAGTGCTAGAAGAACCACCTGTACCGCCGATACCTGTGAATGCGCCATAATTAGAACTGTTAACACCGATGTTTAAATAACGTGTACCTGCTTGGTCGTTATAAACCGCAAAGTCAGTTGATGCAATACCACCAGAGTTTGTGTTCTGAATATTAGAGTAAACATAACCGTTAAAGCTGGCTTGTGCCGAGCTAACAATGTTGGTATCTTGGTAGTTCAGAGTGCCATAGTTAATAGCACCGACTGTAGCGGGATTGGTAATCGACCCAGTAACTGTAACTGTTGTGGCAGTAATAGCACCGAATGTATTGAGTGAACTGATCTTGACAACATCGGTAGTGACTGTGTTGTAGTACACAATCGCAGATTCACCATTCGCAATCGTAACGCCTGTACCACCAGACTTCTTAACAGTGATTGAATAGCCGCCAGTTGTATTATTAAGAACGTAGTAAGTCTTACTGTATGTGGGAACTAAAATATTTCTAGCGGCTGTCCGTGCGCCTGTGCAGTTAAGAACCGCATATTGAGCTGTGGTGCCAGTGATATTATTACCAGACGTAGAACCCGTTGTTTGGGTAAGTGTGACATCTCCATCTGTGGTAATGTTATTGGTACCCGCAATGGCAATATCAATGTAGTCGGTTGTGCCGTAATTGATGTCATAGCCCCAGTTACCTGATTCGGTACCTGTGATTGGCTCTACGAGTTGTAGATTTGTTGAGTATCCTACTGACATTTAATTCTCCTAAACTGTCGTGATTTCTGTCCAACCGGGTGTTTCCGCATCAGCAATCTCTGACCATCCCGGTGTTTGAGGGTCGTTAATTGTCGTCCAACTGGGCGTTTGCGCTGTGTTAATGGTTGTCCAAGAAGCCGACTCTGGATCGTTAATCACCTGCCAAGATGCCGTCTCACTGTCGTCAATTAGATTCCACAGTAGTGTACCAAAAATTGAGTCAGTTGCAACTATAGTTTCAATGATTTTGACGAAGTAAATGCTTCCCGCAGGGCTTACCAAGTCTGTAACTGAGACGGTTTCTGTGAGCGTATTTTGAGCTGTTAACGTGGCCGACAGAGAATCCAACAAGGATATAGTCTCTAATACTACCAACAATGCTGTTACACCGCCAGCTACAGAATCCAAAGCCACCGCAGTCTCAGACACAAATAGCTGAGATGAACCGCCCGCAACGTAATTATCAGTGGCTGTCGCTGTCTCAGAATCTGTGACGTTATAAGTAGACCCACCAAAAGAGCTGTCTGTTACTGTAGCCGTCTCAGAGATAAAGCAAGCAAATGTTTGGGTAGTCGTGACTGAATCCGCAGGTACGATAAGTTCTGCTATCGGGCAAGCAAATGTCTGGGTTGTGCTGACCGAGTCCGTAACCGTGGCTGTTTCTGATATTGCTGAAGCGTAGACTGGCTGTGCAGACACCACATCCGTGACGGTGATCGTTTCATTGACGGCTGGGTTAAATGCCACATAATCCGTGACAATGTCTACCAATGTAGATGCTCCACCCCAAACGCCTTGACCCCAACCAAGAAATCCCCAACCTACCGCAAAACCTTCAATAATCTGCAAAGTAATCGTGTTGCCTGCGTCAACAGAATCCGTGACTGTGCTGACTTCGTTGACAATGGCACTTGTTACATAACTTGTTGTAATTGTCTCGGTAAGAGTGATAGATTCAGACAATGAGACATTACTAACTGCCGCTAAAGATACACTATCCGTAGCCGTAGCAGTTTCAGACACGCTTAAATTGGCAACCTCTACGGCAGTAACAACATCCACCAAAGATGACTGGCCGCCCCAAACGCCAAAGCCCCAAGTGTTACCACCCCAAGTTGAAAGAAATCCCTCATTAACCGTGACACTAGACGTGCCAGAAGGGTACTGGGAATCCGTTACAGATGGTGTACTACCAAAGACACCAGACCCCCACGCAACAGCCCCCCATCCACCGTTATTGGCAGTTTCAGCAACTGATGCGTTGTAGACAGCCATTATGCCGCAACAAGTTGCGCCTCATTGAACCATCTGGTTTGGGAGACACCGTTCTCATCTACCCATGTAATCATGTACTGGATATTGCCAGTAGCGTCCATCTGCATAGCTTCAACTGGGCCAGCAGGATCAACAGGTGCGGGTGTGACTTTAACGTTCTCACCAATAGTGAATTTAGCGGCCATGATAATCCTTAGCAGTTAGCGGTATAAGTGACGTTCAATGTGTCACCCATTAATACAGAACGGTTTCCAGTCGTAAAGCTACCAGCAGAATACAAAGTACCTGTTGTACCTGACTTGGTATTGCTTGTGGTTAAGAACGCACCCGCAATAGTTCCTGAAGCATTAATAGTAAATGCTGTAGCAGAGGTAGAAATAGTGCCAGTACCAGCAGAGCCAGCCCCACCCCCAGAAGCGCTAGCGGAGCCAAAAGCAGCAGCAGGACGAGTCGATTGAGAGTAGCCAACATTTTCTGTCCATCCCGAATGTGAAGACATGGTATCAGCAGCATTATAAGTGGGGCTAGAAGCGCCATCCACTAAGCCAAGATACCAAGCCGCAGTATAAGAAGTACCTGCAAAATACTTGTTCAACAGGTCGGTTTTACCCACATTGACCACGAGGTTCAAAAAGGTTTCTTCCCAACGGATCGTACCATCAGCCGCAGTACAAGTGACTGTGTAAGCACCAATCACATTGGCATCTTCTAGCAGAAAGTTGCGTGTGGCCACAGCTACAGCAGAGCCTTCAGTGGGTTTAATATTTTCGGTTTGCATTATGCGATCCTTAAAATAGCGTTGGTGCTGTTGGCAGCGGAAAACTGAATTGTGAACGAGTTTGTGCAGGTTTTATCCCCGCCAAAATCAAGTATTGCCACAGATGCATTGTTCTGACTTGCATTGTAAATCAAAGCACCGCGAGCTGTAAATGCGGCTGGATTCCACACAACATTAGCAAATGACCAATAAGCCACCGTACCGCCAGTAGAACCGGATGTGGGTGTTGTTGTAATTGTCAACACTTGGCCACCTTGCGTATAGCCGTTTCCAGTTGGAACTTCGCCAACTAAAGCTGTTGAGTATTGTGTAGTAGCCGCATTCAAAGTTGCGTTTGCGGTAAATAAAGCAATGTAAAACGTGTTGGGGCTAGTAGGCCCAAAGTTATGTAAACCTTGAGCCAGTTGGACTTTAAAACTGGTAGTGGCCGTTTGAACTAAGCTCATGTTACTTTCTGCCTGTACTGACCATTACGGTACGCATCCTGACGTTCCATACCATCGCCAAGACGTTTAGCAAGAGCTAGCGCTTCCACATACTTTTGGTTATAAAGCGTCATCATGTCGGTCTCACCCTTCATAAAGGTATAAGCCTCAACAAGAGAGCCGTAAAGAAGAACGGTGTCAAAATTATTCCCAAGCCAAGAAGTACCATCCGAAGATTGGGTGATTGAAACTGGGTAATAATAGTAATGAAGTTCCGCATTGTAATTGGTGTCGGGCGTAGGGCCCACAATGAAAGACAAATAGTTGGTTACTGTGCTACTGGCTACCGTTGGCCCAAATAAGGCGTAGTACTGTGGTGTGCCGTAGGCAACAGGGTTTGTGTACACTTCGCGAATAAAATTTACGTCTTTGTTCAAAAGATATAAGTAGTTACCCGTAAACGTCATAGTACCGGATACAGTCGCGGTATTGGGTAAATTAAGTGTAATTACAAGCCCATTAATACCAACAACAGTAGCCCCCGAGGCAACCCCAGTTCCTGAGACAATTTGACCGGGTGTGATGTTTGTTGCGCTACTGACCGTGATGGTGTACGCACCCGCAGTTCCTGTTGCTGTGGGGTTGACATTTTCATAAATGGCTAAAGAGTAGGGCGCCAAAAAATCATTTGGGCACGATAGGTATTGGTTATTAGTAGCTAAAGTTCCCGTTACATTTTTACGCAACGATGGAAACTGAACCGAATTAAAAACACGCTGTTCAGCCTGCTCAATGAACGTAGGAATATCCGCTACGAAAGTAGTCTCGTAGTTTTGTGTGTAATCCTGAATTAACTGAGTAAGCTGGGCGTAGTTCATGCCATTGGGCCTCTGGCCATCACGCCTTTGGTAGCTGCGCCAGTACCACGAATTTTGATTCCTGTGGTTTTTGCAGGAGCTGTAATATTGCCTAGACTAACACGACGTGCAGGCATACCTCCGGGCGTAGACTCATCCGCTTTCATGGTGTTAGGATCTGTCATATATTCAACGCCTGAATTACCGGGTACGGCTTTACCAGTCATTGTGTGGGGTTTTGCGTAATCTGACGCAGGCAAATTATTTTTAGCCATATTAACCACCTCTTTGGTTTTTGGCACGGGCCATGTTACGTCCAACAGCGCGCATATCTTTACCTGTCGGGCCGCCTTTTTTGAGCTTGGACAGATTGGTGTGCTTGCCGGGATGCTCTTGTTTGTCGTGCATTGAAAAAGCTTTTTTGATGAGCTTTTTGTCTTGTTTAATATCACTTTTAGATTCTTTTTCCATGTTATCACTCCTACGTTGTAACTATCGTGACCGTGCCTACTTGAACTGCCGGAACCAAAGCATTCTGCGTTAAAACCACATCAAAATTGCTTGCTCCACCCACAGGATTCCATCCCCATTGAAAAACCCTGCTACCTTCGCCTTGATAACCGTCAGCCAATGCCCCAGAAGAGTAATAGCTTAAATCAGGACGTGGATCCATCACACCCTGCGGATCATCCACAGGATACATACCCAATTGTAATTGAGGTTGATCGGGATCAAAACATTGCGGACAAACTTTTAAGCTGTAAACCTTGGTTTTGATGATCTCTTTTTTGAGTTCAGTCAGCTTAAAACGAAATCCACACCGATCACACTCGGCAATCGAGTTCTTGCCGGATGAAAACCGATTACCCATTACGAATAACCCCCACCAATGTACATCCTACGAGGTACAAAGCGCACAGCCGCCTTCTCATGGTCTTCGCCAGCGGCCAATTCCCATGCTTCATCGTACTGAGTCTTCAAAATCTGCAATCTTTCAAGTGCGCCGGGCACTTTTAGCGCCATGTAGTAGGATAAACCTGCAACTAAACACGGAACAAACCGGAAAGGCACATCTGCAATGTTAGTACCACCCCCAGCATCTTGCACTCGGCGCATTCTCCAATACACAAACTGGTATGAATTGGCGTTATCAGGGGTTGGCCACACTGTGATGCTATTCTTTTGAGTCAACAAGATGGCTACGCCAGCAATATGGGTGGCTGCTGTGGTGTTTCCTTGCCCACGAGTGCAGTTTAGTAGGTACGCGGGGTTGCCATTAGCGGCGGGTTGCAGTTCATTATACCCAATCAACTCACTATCAATGGTGATAAACCCTGCATTGGGTAATCCGGACAATGTACTGACAGCAATTGATGTGTCTGTTGTACCCACGGCACTATAAACTGTGACGCCAGTAGGTTGGCTGTTGGCTGAGAGACGCTGAATCCACACTTGGATAGGGCGTCCCTGAATTAATTTGTTAGGAATCGTAGCGTATGTGGAGACACTGATACGCGTAATGGTCAAGTCCGCCTGATTACTAGGCTGGTTTTGCTGTGTCCTGATAACATGTTCTAGTAAGTCAACTGTATCATCTGGCAACACGTATGTAGGCTGCCCTTGAACAAGAGGAATAACATCCTGCTCAAAAGTCCACATGTTAATACCGCGGTTAGCCCAATCCGCAAACAACAAATTTAAAGATCTACGGGCCGTTCTAATGTCATATCCGGTACGGGATTCACCGCCACAACGCTCAAAAGCCTCCTCGACCAACTCGGGAAGCTGTAAATTAAATGACGTTGTACCCGATGTTTGTGCCATTATTTTTACCTAAATTTAGCAGTCTTCTTTGCAATCGTTTTTGGTTGCGCTACAAATTGTTTACCTGCGGATTTTCCCCTGCGCTTTGCTTTTGTAGTCGCCGCATATTCTGCGGGGCTTAGTGACTTAATCGCCGCTTCAGGAAGATACCGTTCACCTGTCTTGCTCGATGGTTTACCACTCTTGGTTCGCCATTTCTGATCGCCCCAATCTTTTAAAGACTGTTGCGGGTTTTTCATTTGTAGCCCCCACCTTTGGCTTTGTATGACTTAGCCAACAATTGCGCTTTTCTGGCGCTCCACTGGCCAGCCCCTGTGCCTTGCACAGCTCTAGACTTGATGGATTCAAACAAAGATTTACGCATCCCGGGTTTGGTAT